ATCTTAAGTTTAAGAGATAGAAGAGTTGGGTCTAGTTCAGAGACCTTAGTTGGAAAAGAAATTGGTTTAGCTAGAGTCTATGATTTTGCATTAGAGAGCGGATCATATAGTGCTACAAATGCAAATGTTAATCAGTGGGATCTTCAACTATATGATATTCAAACATTCTCTCACATGACACTTAATGAACCAATTACCTTAACGGTTCCGGTTCATGTTAAAGGAAAATATAGTGGAGCAACTGCATTTTTAAGAGAAAATGTTTCTGCTGGAGCAGCACTAACAGTATATGAAAGAAGTGGTGATTTTGTACTTAATGAACCACTAATCTTTGATGGTATTGAAAACTCTAGGGTTGCGATTGCAATAACGTCTGCTGGAATACCTGATATCAAATCAGTCTATGGTGGTCCAAGTTTACCAGGAGGCATCGGTGCTGCAGTAACATTTACTGCTGACACTGTACTGGACACTTTGGTAAATGTAGGAGTTTCTTCAATCACAGCAACACTTGGTGCTGGTTCTCCTAAAATTACTGCACCCGCTGCTTCTAATTTCTTATCAAAAGTAAAAGTTGGAAGTATTTTAAAGTTTACAACTACTGACTCTGCTACTCCGATTGGTGCAAGAGTTACTAGTGTTAATGCTGGAGATGTTACCGTCACTGGTGTTACTACAGTTACTGGAGTTTTAGATGGAGATCTTCCACCAACTGCTAGAACAATTAATGATTTAAAAATTGTTGGTACAAAATTATCAACATCTGCTGAGGATCTTAATGCAAATGCATTGTACACAACAATGCCAAAGCAGTTTATCTCTGAGGTTGATTTAATTTCTTCTAATATTGTAATTAGAAAAACATTTACTGTTAATATTGCAACCAACAAACTCTCTGCTGTAGTTACTGCAGGTGCAAATGAAACTTTCTTACCATTTGATGAGGAGAGATATGCACTAATCAGATCTGATGGAACAACTGAGGAATTAACTGCAGACAGATTCTCATTCACTAACGGCGGAAAAGAACTTCAGATTAATAACCTGGGTACTAATAATACTGGCGCAACTCTTTTTGCAACTTTAAGAAAGTCTAGTCTAAAAGAAAAAATTAAGAGACAGAATAGAGTAAACACTTTAGTTGTTGACAAATCAATCAATTCTGGTGCAGGAACGGGAAGCACAACTTTAAATAATGGTTTGACTTTTGGTAATTTCCCATTTGGAACTAGAGTTGAAGATGAAAGAATTTCTCTGAACAAACCCGATATTATCAGAATACTTGGTGTTTATGAATCCACAAACACATCTGCAGCATCTGCACCCCAAGCAACATTATCTGCTATAAGCGGTTTTACCGGTAAAACTTCAGATTTAATTGTTGGCGAATTTATAGTAGGTCAATCATCTGGTGCTAGAGCAGTATACACAGAAAAACTAACTGATAGTCAAATTACATATGTTCCTAGAACTGATATAAACTTCACTGAAGGAGAAACAATAGTCTTCTCTGAGTCAAATATTACTGCAACTCTGACGACATTAAACACTCCTAGTAGAGCAATTTCAAATCACTTTGAATTTAATAACGGACAGAAATCATCTATCTATGGTCAAGGTTTCTTAAAAAGAAAGTCTAATGCAAGACCACCTACTAGACAATTAAAAGTATATTTCGCTAATGCTTATTTTGAAGATAATGATGACGGAGACTTGATTACTAAAAATTCTTATGAATCATTTGATTATGACCTTGAAATTCAATCCATCAATGGTGAGAGAAATACAGATTTAATTGATATTAGACCAAGAGTTTCTGATTATTCAGTTTCAGAGGGTTCTAGATCTCCTTTAGAATTCTTAGGAAGATCATACAATGGTGGTGGAAATTCTGTAGCAAATATTCTAGCTTCTGATGAATCAATTAACCTTGATTTTTCATTCTATCTTGGAAGATATGATAGAGTTTTCATGACAAAAGATGGAAGACTTCAAGTTCAGCAAGGTGCTCCATCAGAAAACTATGAAAGACCAGTTCCATTAGATGATGCCCTGGAAATTGCTACAGTAAAATTACAACCATATCTTCTTACCACTAGTGATGCAACGGTATCTTTCTTAGAGCACAAGAGATATCGTATGTCCGATATCAAAAAACTTGAGGATAGAATTAGAAGTTTAGAATATTATACTACTTTATCTTTATTAGAGGTTAATACTGAGAGTTTGTTTATTGCTGACTCTGAAGGTTTAAACAGATTTAAGTCTGGTTTCTTTGTTGATGATTTTACCACTCTTTTACCGCAAGAGACTAGTATTCCAGTAAAGAATTCTTTGGATGTTAAACGTAGAGAACTACGTCCAAGACACTTTACAAACTCCCTTGACTTGACGGTTGAACCTGTAGAAGGTGTCACAACACAAACTGATCTTGGATTCACAGCACCTGATGGAGAAAACATTAAGCGTTCTTCTGATATTATTACTTTAGATTATACAGAAGTTGAGTGGTTAAAACAAAACTTTGCCACAAGAACTGAAAGTATAACACCTTTCTTAGTTAGTTTCTGGCAAGCATCTGTTGAACTGAACCCTTCATCGGATACATGGGTTGATACAGCAAGAGTTGAAGCAAAAGTTATCCAAACTGAGGGTAATTATGCAGAGGAAATGGCAAAAGCCACAAGACAATTTGGTGAACCTGATCCTCAAAATGGATTCTTCCCCGTTCAGTGGAATTCTTGGGAAACCACATGGACTGGAACAGAGCAAACCCAGAGAGATGGTGGAACTAGACAAGAGACTCGTTCTGGTGGTGGTGGAGCAAACACTGTAACCACCAGCCGCCGTCAACAAGGACCTGGTGCACAAGGTAGAACTCGTAGTTGGACTGAAACTAATACAACCTTTACCATACAAGACACCGTAACTGATACATTCAGAATTGGAAGTGATAATAGAAGAGGTCAGAGAACTGTTATTACTGAAAGATTTGATAACACTTCAATGGGTGATAGAGTTCTTAGTAGAGACCTTATCGCGATAATGCGTTCCAGGAACGTACAATTTGTTGCTAATAAAGTAAGACCCCTTACTAGAATATATCCATTCTTTGACTCTAGAGATGTAAGTAAGTATTGTGTTCCAAAACTGTTAGAAATTGCAATGACTTCTGGTGTATTCCAGGTTGGAGAGACAGTTTTTGGTAAAATGGAGGGTACTGGTTTAGGAAACAGAGGATCCAAAACACCTGCAATTAGATTTAGAGTTGCTCAAGCTAACCATAAAGAAGGTCCATTCAATGCTCCTACTCAAGTCTATAGAAATAATCCATATCTGTCACAAGTTTCTCCAACTGCAGTTGAGACATTCTTAGGAACTCCTGGTCAAGTTCAAGTTCCAGGTCAAGGAAATGTTTTACCTGAAACATATTCTTCAACATCAACAGTTCTGAATGTTGATACTTATGCACTTTCTTTGCAAGCACAAGGTGAATACTTTGGGTATGTTGCTAAAGACATGGTTCTCGTTGGTCAAACCAGTGGGGCACAAGCGACCATTTCAAACCTAAGACTCATGTCAGATTTGGGTTCTTCTTTGATTGGAAGTTTCTACATTCCAGATCCAAATGTTGGAGGAAATCCTAGATTTGAAACTGGAGAAAAAACATTCACTCTTGTTGATAATGAGGATAATGATCAGAACGCTGCATCCACCATTGGTGAGCAAAAATATACTGCAAAAGGAACACTCGAAACGGTTCAGGAGCAAATCATTTCTGTTAGAAATGCTGAGATTTCAATTAAACACGAAACGGATGTATTCAGAGCGAGAAGAGAACTTATTGGATCAGAAAGATCAAGCAATGTAATTAGTCAACAACAAACTCTTACTACCGTTACTGAATGGTATGACCCTTTAGCACAATCATTCCAAGTCTTAGATGAGACTGGTGTATTTATTACAAGTTGTGATGTATTCTTCCAAACTAAGGATGACATGGATATTCCCATGACATTCCAAATTCGCACCATGCAAAATGGTGTTCCAACTCAGAAGATTCTTCCCTTCTCTGAAATTGTTCTAACACCAGATCAAATCAATATCTCTGCTGATGGAACCGTTCCAACCACAGTCAATTTTAAAGCACCAGTTTACCTTGAGGGTGGTGGAGAATATGCAATAACACTTGCATCTTGGTCCACGAAATATCGAGTATTTATTTCTAGGGTTGGCGAAACTGATTTACTAACTGACGAATTTATTTCTAATCAACCATACCTTGGATCACTGTTTAAGTCCCAAAATGCTTCTACATGGGAACCAAGTCAATGGGAAGATCTTAAATTCACCATGCGTCGTGCAGACTTTGTACAGAATGGTTCACTTGAAGTTTACAACCCAATTCTTGGAGAAGGTAATGGACAGATTCCAACTCTTCAACCTGATTCGATTAACATCAGTTCCAAGAAAATTAGAGTTGGTTTAGGGACAACTGTCTTTGGTAGCAATGCCCTTGAGATTGGAAATACTTTCTCCCAGCAGGGATCTAACGCAACTGGCAACTTTGTCGGATCTGCTGGATCTGGAACTGGTGCATTAACGATTACAAATGCTGGACTTGGTTACACTCCAAGTTCTGGTGCACTGACTTATACCGGAGTTGCATTGACAAGCATTACTGGATCTGGTCAGAATTTAACTGCTAACATTTCAATTAATAATGGCGTTGCTGTTGGAGCGACGATTGTCAATGGTGGTTCTGGTTATGTTGTCGGTGACGTGCTGGGTATCAGCACTATCGGTAATGCTTCAGTGGGTAGAAATGCAAGATTCTCTGTTGTATCACTTGCTAGTACGAATGAAATTATACTTGATAATGTTCAAGGTGATTTTGAAGTTGGTGCAGGGAAAACCTTACAATTTACAAACAGTTCTGGTTCCGTAGTAACATTAAATGGTGCTAACGGTAATGTTACACCAACACAAATTAGAACAGTTGGCACTAATGATGGTGTTCATCTTATTGTTGACTACCAACTAAATTAACATCCCCATATAGTGCAGATTCAACTGCGGATCTTCTCGTAGAAAACTCTTCAGAGTTTGGCACATTTGAGAATATTGGTGTTGGAACAACAACCGCTGGTTATTTAAGAATTGGTGATGAAATTCTCACTTACACTGAAACTTCTACTGGAACAATTGGTGGTATTACCAGAGGTTCCAATCCCAAGAATTATGTCGTCGGGACACCTGTTTTCAAATATGAAATGGGTGGAGTTTCTCTACGAAGAGTTAACAAGACACATATATTAAGTGATGCCACTCTCACCAATTCAATTGGATTTGATTCATATGCGATTAAAGTTGACATGAGTTCTGATGGAGTTGATAGAAGTGTTGGAACTAATTTCCCAGTGCTCTATTACAATGAAACAAAGTCTGATGGTGGATATGATATTAAAGCTACTCAAAACATGCCATTTGAGGCGATTGTTCCTAACGTTCAAAATGTAACTGTACCAGGGACAACTATTAGTGCAACAGTCAGAACAACAACAGGATCAAACCTTGGTAATGGTTCTGGTCAAAACTTACCAGTTCCATTTAATAATGCTGGCACTGAAGAGGTAACTCTTAACGCAACAAATTACTTCTCATCTCCAAGAATTATTGCATCTAGAGTAAATGAGACAAACAGCGCAGTTTTACAACAATTGCCTGGTGATCGTTCATTCAACATGTCGATTTCGCTTGAGTCTTCTGATTCTCGTTTAAGTCCAATTATTGACGCGCAGAGAATTAGTGCTATTCTTGTTTCAAACAGAGTTGATGCACCAATTGCAGACTATACTTTAGACAATAGAGTTATGTCGATTGAGGATGATCCAAATGCATTCCAATACATCTCTGGTGAAAATACTTTAGAAAACTCTGCAACGAGTATTAAGATTCTATTATCTGCTCACATCAATCAATTCAGTGATATTAGAGCGTTTTATGCAATTGGTGAGGAACAAGGATTTACACCAATTTTTGAACCATTCCCTGGATTTGATGCACGACTAGATGGATCATCAGATCGTTTTGTTCCTCCTGCGAATGCAGCAGAGGGTTTCTTATCCAATAATTTAACATTTAAGGAATATGAGTTTAGTATTGATGGTATACCATCCTTTAAATCTTATCGTATTAAGTTGATTGCTACCTCTACCAATCAAGCATACGCTCCAAGAATTAAAGAATTGAGAACAATTACTTTAGCATAATATGGAAGAAGTAAAAGTAAAGGGTCATTCTGATTTAGTCAGAAACCCTGTGACAAATGCAATCATTAATACAAACAAAAGTAAATATGAGGAGTATATTTCTCGTAGAGAACTTAAAAAAAATGAGACCCAAAAAGTGCAAGATCTTGAAGATGAGTTATCATGTATCAAAGATGATTTAAATGAAATCAAGTCGCTCTTAAAGGAGATTATCAAATGAATCCTGATCAAATTGAAATCAAAAATTTATCCAAAAATTTTGCGTATACTCAAGTCGCAACAGAGATAGATAGTTGTGATGACTGTGAACAACTCCGTAATATTGCAAAGTCTTTTTGCAAACTTTATTATAAACAGCAGGAAACAATGCAAATCATAGGACTGACGGATGGCAAATAAGACAATTACTTTTGACCCAGAATCTGGTGTTCCTTATGGAGCTAATTTAGCGATATATGGTGGCACAGATTTTTCAACTACCTTCACAGTCAAATCAACAAACAATAATAATTTTGATTTGACTGGTTATTCTGGTGCAAGTGCGTTGTCAAAAAGTGTTGCCGTTGGTGCAACTCTAGGAGCAACAGTAGCTTTCACTGTAGGTATTACCAGTGCTGCTGGAGGTAAAATAAATCTTTCTTTAACTGATACCCAAACCACATCATTGACTGAAGGTAGATATGTTTATGATGTTCTAGTAACTGTAGGATCAACAACTTATCCATTGGTTCGCGGAAACGCACAAGTTTATAATACCATCTCTTCTTAAACCCTAAATACACTTAGGAAACTTGT